TCGGCCTTCGCCTTCGCGGCCTCGGCCAGCTTCTTGCCCTCAGCCTTCGCAGCGGCAACAGTGGCAACGACGTCGGCAAGCTCGGCCTTCGCAGCCGCCATGTCCTTGCGCGCGGCATCCGCAGCGGCCTTCAGTTCCTTCGCGTTCTGTTCATGCCCGGCGAGGCCGTCAACGATGACATTCGCGTCCGCAATCGCGCGCGCAAAGACGCCGAGCTTGGCAAGCGCCGCCTGCGTCTCGGATAGGGTCGGCTTCGCCATCAGCGGTTCCTCCGCGCATACATCGTGACGGTAAGGGACGTGGTGCCATCGCCGGCCGTTACGACAGGCTTGAAGGACTTGACGCCCTCGCTCACCTGTTCAATCGCCGCCGACGTTTTCGTGATCGCGTTCCCCTGGGGATCGGTCAGGACGACATAGTTGGTCCCGTCGTTCGATCCAGTGAGATTGATCGATCCGCCGACGCCGAACGTCCCGGTGATCTGGACCGCAGCGTCAGCCCAATCGTAGCCCTCGAACACCGACCCATCGTCGCCGTTGAGCAAGCCCGTCCATACAACCGTCGCCCGGTTGGTATCATAGGTGATGGTTGCGGTGCGCGTTGTCATCGCTCATGCCCCCTTATGCCGGCGGCCAGGTGTCGCGCAGGATCGCCTGCTTGACCGCTTCAAGCGCGTCGATAGCCGCGTTCTTGCTGTTGCCCGTCGCGTCATACGTCACGCGGACGCCGACATACTGCGACGTATCGGCCGCACCCTCGGCGACGTTCTGAAACATATTCGTGCCCAGCGGCACATTCCACCAGCGATCCGCCACGGCAGACCTCCTTGAATTTCATGGGTAAAAGAAAAGGGGGCGGAGGATTTCTCCCCCGCCCCATTCCGTCAGACCGCCGAGGACTCGACAATCGTGCGGATCGTGCCGTCCGCCGAGCCGACCGTGTTGGCCGTCCAGCAGAGGTCATAGTCCACGCAGGGATCGGCGGAGAGGCCCGCCAGTTCCCAATACTTCTTGCCGAGCACGCTGGCGACATGCGCCGGCGCCGTCGGCACGTCGATGGCCGAAGCCATGGTCACGCCGTTCACGATGCAGTCCTTGACCACGACAGCGCCACCGTCCTGTGCGGTGCGGTAGATGCCGAAGTCGTAGTCAGTGCCGCCGGTGATCGCGGTGTTGGTTTTCACCAGCCCGTAGAACACCTGCGACGAGCGCACGCGGGTCACGCGGAAGACCGAACCGTCATCGTCCGCCACCACGACGCTCGTGAGAAGTTCACGGTTCTTGACGGTGTGCGAGCGGCCCGAGGACAGCGTGTTCGGGGTCGAATCGAGTGCGGTGATTTCCGCGCTCTTGGAGTTAACAACAGCCATTTCAGGGCCTCCTTACGCGCAGGTGATGCGAACGACCTTGCCCTCTTCGATGCGCGTGGCACCGACAGTGCAAGAGGCGTAAACCGTGGTCGGACGCTTTTCGAGGGTGGGCTGTTCATCCACGAACGTCTGGATGTCATTCCAGATGCCCATGTGGATGCCGGACTTCACGTAGACCGGCACCTGGGCGTTCGTCGAAACGATCGGGATCAGGTTGCAGATCTTGATGTCCATACCGAGGATGCGCGTCACGCGGCCGGACTCAATGACCGCCTCGCCCCGGTTGAAGTCCGACGAGATGATCTGGACTTCGTTCAGCAGCGCGTCGTGCTGCTTCGCGTTGACCACGACCGTCGGACGCTCCGCCATCACGTCAACCTCGTTGGCGATCAGGATCTGGAGCGCGTTGCGCAGCTTGGCAACGTTCAGCGACGAAGACGTGCCGCCGATGTTGATGCCGACTTCCTGCCCGGCAGGGAACGTGACCGAAGTCGAGCCGGTCTTGTCCGTCTTGGCCGTGCCGAAAGCGGCGTCGAGGATCGTGCGATCCATGCGACGGCCGATGGCGTTCACTGCGTTCTGGACGTAGCTCGACTTCGGGTCGATCAGCATCCGCACCTTGTCGTCGCGGTCGATGATCTCGGCCGGCGTCAGCCAGTCGTTCGGATAGACCCAACGGCGGGTCTCCGGGCTGTCGGTCATCGTCAGCGGCGCGCCACGGCCCGAGCGCGCGACGGCCTCGATGGGTCCGATCTGCTCGACGGGGACGGCGGCTTCGCCGGTGTGATTGCCCGGCGTGACAGTCTCGCGGAGCTTGCTGCCCTGCTGCTGCAAGGTCAGCTTCACCAGTGACGTAAACGAGGTCACATAGTGAGCGGGAACATTGATACCCATGACGGGTTCCTTTCGCTTGATTGGTTGTCAGGCGAAGGACTTGTCCGCGAGGCTGGCGCCTGGGTGAGCGCGGGGCACGATGGCTTGTCCGCTGTCCTGGCGCCGGCCGATACGGGGTCGGCTTCTAGCGTTTAGGGTCCGCCTCGACCTTTGCCGTCTTTCCGGCCGTCAGTATCGGGCGGGGCTTCTCAGCCTTGTCGCCCTCAGAAATCCATGCCTCCAGTTCGCTCGCGATCTCGATCACGTAGCGAGCGTCTCGCCCTTGGGCGAAGACCAGCTTGACCAGTTCCAGCCGCAGGCTCACGCGACACCTGCCGCGACCTTGTGCAGCCGCACGATCTCATCGCGCTTGCCGGTGTCGCCCTCGACCAGCGCACGGCGGAACACAGGGTCGCCTTCAAGTTCGGCGATCCGCGCCCTAGCCATCTCCGGCGTCATCGCGCCCTGCGGCCCCTTGCCCTCGATGAACCCGGCCTCCTTGCCGAACTTCGATCCGAGCCCGTTCATAATCTCCATTGCCCGGCCATAGCCCAGCGCGCCAATCAGCGCCGCGCTTTCCTCGGGCGTCACCTTGACCGCCATCGCCGCCCGCTGCGCATCGGCAACATAGGCGTCATACTCCTTGCCGAGCTTCGACTTCAGCGCGGCAACCTCGCGCTCAAGGTTCTGTTCCGCCTCGGCTTCGGCGCCGCCGTCAGCCTCGGCCGCCTGCTTCGACAGCGATTGATAGCCCTCGACCAGCGTCGCCCACTGCGCCGGCGTCAGCCGCGCCTTGGCCGCAAGGTCGCTCATCGCGCCGACGAAACCGGGGTCCAGGTCCGGCACGCCATCGGCCGGCTTCACCATCCCGGCGTATTCGTCCGGCTTTTCCAGCGCGCCGAGCTTCTTCCAGACATCGGCCCATGCCGGATCGTTCTCATCCTTCGGCAGCGCGATCTTGTCGCCGCCAAGCAGCTTTTCGAGATTGGCGTAGGACTCCACCGCCTGCTCAGGCTTCGCCCACTTCTTCGCCGCAATGACGCTCTGCGCCGCCGGGCTGAAATCCTTCGCCCACTCCGGCAACACTTCCGGGGCCTGCGCCACAGTCTCAACAGGGGCCGCCGCTTGTCCCGTCGTCGCTTCCGCGCCGGTTGTCGGGCTAGGCCCGGCCAGCACGCTTGCCGCTTCACTCATCAGGTTCCGCCTCGCTCAGTTCCCTCACCCGACTATCGGGCAGGTTCAACATTGTCTGGATACGCAGCCAGACCTCGCGCCGGCCTTCTCGGAAAGCGTGGCGCCTCGGATCGTCGTCATAGGTGCTGGTTGCTGCCCGGCAGAACCGAGCCAAATCCTTAAGCACCCGCTCGCCAGACGGCCCGCGAAATGCGTCGATATAGGCGTCACGCTTCAGTCGGAGGCGGCTGAAAATGCTCACGCCGCCATCCGATCCAGTATCGCGCGCGCCCGCTCGTCAGATACAGGCTCCCACGCCGAACCGTTGACGCTGACGAAATACGCACCGCCCTTAATCCCGATGCGCGTAACGCCGTCCGTAAATGTCACGTCCATGCTCACGCCATCGCCTTGCTCAGGCCGGACACAGTCTGCGCCGCAGCAGGGCCAGCCTGCATCGCGGCCTGCATCGCCTGCTGCTGCGCACGCTGTCCGCGGATCGCCTCGACTTCCTCTTCCGTCCGCAAGATGCGGTTCGGCACCCCGTTCGCGTTGTGCGCGACGCGGACCACCTCATCGCCGTCGATCAGGTCGAAAACGTCAGGCTGCACCGCCAGAAGCGGCTCGAGCTGCGCCATCATGCGTTGCACAGACAGCGCGTCCTCGGCCCGCGCGGCGTTGCTCAGCGGCGACTTGTATTCGATCTCGTATTCGCCGCCCATCTCCATAAGTTCGGGCGGCGGCGGCGGCAACAGGTTCGCGCGTGCGAGAAGGTCGATTTCACGCTCGATCATCGGGCCAAGGAACTCGGAATGCTGGCGGCCCATGACCGGCGTCATCAGAGCGCCCTTTTCCCGTGCCCGCTCCAGAACCTCGGTCGCCGTCATCTTCGGCCCGTCCACAAGGATCTGAAACAGGCTCACCAGAAACGCATCGTTGATGCCAGAGCGGATTTGATCGGTCATCGCCTGGTCAATGTCCAAGCGTGCGCCGTTTTGCAGCGGCACCACGCGCGGCCGGCCGTTTTCATCGATGCCGCCGCCGATCAGCGCTCCCGGCCGGACATTCAGCGGCGTCAGCACGCCGTCATCCGCCATCAGCAGGCTCGGATCGTTGGCGTAGTGCCACGACTTCGCCCGCGACTTCGCCGCCTCGTTCAGCATCTTCACGTCAGCCAGCGCCGACATGCCCGGCGACCGGCCGTATATCTCGCGAGGCGCCGTGACGTAGCGCGACACCAGCCACGGGAAGGACCAGAAGCCGCCCTCATCCACAATCGCCGAATACTCCGGCAGCACGTAGACGCTGCGCCACGGCATCCCCTCGGCATCCTCGCGGCCCTCGACCGGCGCCGGGTTTGGCGACGTGCAATGCAGGCAGACGATTTCAGCGGTGTCGGGCTTCTTGTCGGCAAGATCGAGAACCTTGGCCGGGATGCGCTCGCGCGGAAACGACTGGACGACCTGACGCGCGGTCATCGTGTATTTCCGATGCACGGTGTCGATGCGCCCCCAGGCATCCTCGGCAAAGAAAATCTCGCTCAGATGGCAGAGCCGATACCACAGCGGCGCGCCCGGAGCGCTGGCGCAATACATCGCCGACGTGCCGAACACGCCGAGCCCCATGTAACCCTCATGCGCGTTGCTGGCGAACGCGGCGCGCGGCGAATACCGGAGATCGTAAAGCCGCTGGTTCACCGTGTCGAACCACTCACCGATGGGCCCGCCGTCACCCTCGCCGATGCCCTTGGGCTTGATCTTGTGCCAAAGCTGAGTGCGCGGAGTGAGGATGCTTTCCATGATCGCGGCGAACCGCTCTGCGGCGTAGATCGCCGTCGAGTCGAATACCTTTGCCGTGCGCTTCTCGCCCTGCTGGCGGCGCCCGAAGAAGTCGTCCTGACGCGGCAGGATGCGTTCGGCGACCTCGGCCCAGTGGTTTTCCCACGGCGCCCGCATGGCCTCCATGGCGGACTGCTTGGCGAGGATCAGCGAAACGTTTGTCATCAGAATGCGAGGTTTTCGCCGCCGCCGCCACCCGCGCCGCCGCCGCTACCGCCGCCTCCGGTCCCGCCAGGCGCACCGCCGGCCGAACCGCCAGGCGACGAACCGAGGATGCCGGCCGCCGTGCCAGTGCCCAGGAAGCCCTTGCGGCGGGCGAACAGCATATTGGACAGCCGCCCGCGCCGCTTCCGCAGACGGAACGCCTCATCCATCGACGTCAGCGCGGCATCCTGCGGCGTCACGGTAGGCTGCGGCTTGGGGATTTTTGGCTTCGAGAACAGTCCGCTCATTCAGAACACCTCATCGAGATAGTCGCGGCCTTGCGCGTATTGCTGCGGCGCGTGGCGCGAGAACCCGCCCTGCCCGCGATTGGCATCCTGCCTGGCAGCAGACCCGACCGCCGGGATCAGCGCCGTCATCGCCCAAACCAGCGCGTCTACGCGGTCCGGGGATCGCTCGCCCTCGCGGTCCGGCGTGAACACACACATCTGATCTTCCAGTTCCGGGAACGCTCCGGCATGGTGCGCCCGGCCCTGTTCATAGATCGCGGCCACAGGCTCGGCCCGGACGTATTTGCCACGCGACGCCCGGACTTCCTTGATCGGCATGTGCGGCGCGGCGGCCCGCAGGATCGACTTCACCATGTCGCCGCCCTGATTTACCTCGACCACGACGCTGTCGGCCCGCCACATCGAGAACGCCAGGCTCACCCGGCGGGCGAGCTGCTCCGGCGACATGACGGCCGACCGATCATCGAGCACGTAGGCGTGGCCGTTTCCCGCCAGCCCGGCGACGATGATGCCGCATTCGTCGGAGTTTTCGTGGCTGGTGACGGCCGGATCGACGCCGACCACGATGCGCTTCATCTCGGGCGCTTCGGCGACTCGGTAGTCGTCGATATTCCGGCGCGACCACAGCGCGCCGGGCGCGTCATCAAGGATCTCGGCATCAAGTTCCTGCCGGCCTAGGCGTGTCCCCTCGTATTTGGCGATGATCTGCGCCTGAAACGAGGGCGCTAGGTTCGCCAAGTTGTCGCGGGTTTTCCCGCGCGTGACAACCACGGTCGGGTCGCGCAGCATCGACCTGATCAGCGGGATCGGGCGCGGCGTCGTTGTCGCCAGCCAGCGCGGCCGGTCGCCGAGACGAAGGCCGAACATCGCCTGATCGTATACCGCCTGGGCGTATCGGAACTTCGCCAACTCATCGAACCACAGCAGATCGTGCTGCGGCCCGCGTAGCTGGTCAGGCTCGCGGGCATCGTAGAGCGTAGCCACGGCGCCGTTTTCCCACGTCACCCGGCGCTTGGACGGTTCGTAGCTCGGCTTCCGCCCCCATGGCCCTACGTTGAGCAGCCCCACAGGCCCCTCGACCAGCACGTCACGGCCGTCCGCCGATGTTTCGGCGATCAGGCCAATCCGCCTGTAGCCGCGATTGAGCACGCAGTCAGTCACCCACTCCGCGCCGGTCCGGGTCTTGCCGAACCCGCGCCCGGCCAGAACGAGCCAGCCCGTCCAGTCGCCAGGCGGCGGCAGCTGTTCCGGCCTCGCCCAGAATGTCCAGTCCGCCAGAAGTTCGGCGGCGTGCTCATCGGTCAGCGCAGCCAGCGCCCTCGC